TCCAACAGCTGCTGCGTCCTCAAAACTTTGAATGATTCTGGCAGCTACTACGTCCTCAAAACTTTGAATGATTCTGGTAGTAAATTAAATATATAATATGCAAAGCTAATATTGAACTTGGTTGAATGAAGCATTGGATGATCCAATCAACTTCATGAAACCATTGATTACGACAGATGCGTAATTAGCAGTAGCACCAGCAACAAGTGCCGTGCTGTTTCCTTCAGAAACAAATGCTTGTTCGAGATTAGAATATAAATAACATGCAGTAGTAGTATGGAAAACCAAGTATAGCGTCACACCATCAGCAATAGTTAAAGTAACAGATGCTGAGTTATTAACTTGCTCATCAGCAAAGGTTGCCGCTGTTATACCTGTTAACGTACTATTAGTTACATCTAAAACAACTTTATAAATGTCACCAATAGCAGGCGTTGGTGCAGTAATAGTGGTACTACCTATAAAAGAAGTACCAAGCGTACCGACTAATATGCTACTAGATACTGTATAATTACCCCATGTAGCCAATGACACTGGTGTCCATTGAGCTTTAATTGTCGGTAATATACCAGCTCGAGGGTTAACGCTTAAATCTTTAAACGTTACATCATAATCGAAGATAGCATATCCAGGTGATTCAGTGCTTGAAGTTTTACTATATAGGAACACATCACCTTGTGCGTAAAGATGTGGTTCAGCCGTTAGACCATAATCAGTACTACACCATGGACCCGTCGGTTCAACAAGTAAAGTATGATTAGTCCATTGCGGTCCTAACACAGTTTTAGGATCACTCATTACATAAGGTAAAAATGAACTACTAGTCCAGTTAGGGCTGCTAGATTCAGAGTTCTTATTGTATTGGAACAACACATCACCAGTTGTACTGGTAGAACTACTAGTTATATAGTGAAAATTACAAGCATTGAACTTGAATTTATTATACATTTGTGCAAAGTTACGTAAAGCAGTGGATGGCATACAACAAGGGGTTAGAGGCATACCTCCAACCATAGCCCACCCAGTGACTGTACCAGTCGCGATAGGTGTAAAACCATAATCACGACCAATAACACGAACGCCACCAGCTGTTTGTAATACGATAGGTTGTGAACCTCTCAGAGAATTACCAATAGCAACCGGAGCAGTGTTAATAGTAGATACAGCACCAAAAGTGGGATTAGCAGGTTTAGACACTCTTTGACTCGTTTTATTCGAGCTTCTTCGCGTCTTCTTTGCTTTAGCCTTGCCAACATTTCTTTTAGATTTAGCCATAATTTTATAAATGAATTGACTAAACAAATTAAATTAAATAATAGATAAATGAAGACG